CAACCCTGTAACCTCTGCAAATTATACCATTAAAATTTATGAAGCAAACATTCTATCTCCAAATCAATAATAAATATTCATAAAAATGCCCATTAACGAAGTAGGAACAATATACACACCATCAATATATGGGAGAACTTCTTTTCCATTAAAGCATAAAACGTCTGCTATTTTTTATAAAATTTTTAATTCAGAAGATTCTAGTACTGTAAACATAGTTCAAGATACAATCAATATTCCAAATCATTTTTTCAAAACAGGAGAACCATTAGCATACAATGTTAATGATTCAAATACTGATACACCAATAGGAATTTCAACTTTAAGTCCTGGAGCTGGTGGAACAATTTCACAGTTTCCAAATATTGTTTATCCCATAGTTATAGATAAAAATAATATTAGAGTGGCATTGGGAAGCACTTATGCATTAGCAAATGAGTATGTTAATATATCTTCTCTAGGAATAGGAACTGAACATTCACTTGAAGCATTTAAACAAAACTCAAAATGTCTAGTCTCAATTAATAATATCATCCAATCTCCAATATCAGTTGGTTCTACAGTTCAAGTATTGTCATATACCCCCTCAAGTTTAGTATTAGAAAGTTTACGAAATATAAAATTAGGCACTTGTTTAAAAATTAATGATGAAATTGTTAGAATTTCTTCTGTAAATTATGACACAAAAGAAGTATCTTTATCTAGAGGTCCTCAAGTTCTAGGAACAAATACTAATTTGTTCACAAATTCACTTGTTGGAAGTTATATTGACGTTTTGTCTGGCAATTATAATATTATAAAAGACATCATTTATTTTGACGAACCTCCTTTAGAAGGTAGAAAAATAAATTACAGAATCCCATCTTCAGACATTGTTTATAGTAATTACAGTTTCAATTTACTTACTGATATTTTACAGACTGGGAGTCAAGTTTTAGTAATTTGGTCAAATCCTCCACAAGAAATTCCTATACAAAAGTTTTATTATTTAATTAAGAATAGTGAAAATAACTTTAGTTTTGCAGAAAATTTTGCCAATGCTATTAATGATGTAAAAGTTACATTTTCAAATATTTCTGATAATGAATTTCCAGTAAGTAATTTTGAAGTTGTTTTCTTTTATCCAAGTGAAGAAAATAGTTTTAATGGAAGAGTTTTTCTAAGGTCAAATTACGATGCAAATAACGTATTTGATGATGTTTCTGAACAATTTACAGGAATTTCCAGCTCTTTTGAATTGAAAATTTCTGGAATTAGTACAGTTGGCATATCAAGTGATAATGGTATTTTATTAGTAAATAATATTTTCCAATATCCAGGTTCTAATGAAGCATTTTCTTTTTCTGAAACTGTATCAGAAACATTTGTAAATTTTGTTGGGTTTGGAACAACAGGATTCACTGGAAAAAATTATGATGTAAATGTTAAAGGATATCCAAGAGGTGGAATTATTGTTTCTTATGGGACAACCTCAGGAGGCAGTTATCAACTTTCTACTTCTTACTATAATGTTCCAGTAACTGGTTCAATTTCTGGAATAGGTGCATCAGTATCATTTAACACTGACGAATATGGAAATGTAAAAGAATTTAAGTTTACTAATCGAGGATACAATTACAAAGTTGGTGAAATTTTAATTCCCACAAATGCTACTGGACTTGGAACTCAAACTTCAAATGATAAAATTCACATTACAATCAATGAAGTTACCAAAGATACATTTAATGCTTGGAATATTGGAATATTAGAAAAATTAGATGATTTGAGTGATAAGGTAAATGGTGTCAGAAGAACTTTTGACATTACAAAAAATAATCAAAGAATTAGCTTAGATACTGAATCTGAATCTGAAGTAGAGCTTCAATATAATCTATTAATCTTTGTCAATGATGTTCTTCAAATTCCAAATTCTTCATACATTTTCAATAGTGGTTCAATTATTACATTTACAGAACCTATCCCTACAGGAAGTAATGTAAAGGTTTATTTTTATAGAGGGTATACAAATGACTCTTTCAATTCTGATGATGTATCTAAATTAAAAGAAGGCGATTCACTTGTTCTTCTTCAGGACATTTACAATCCACCACCACTTGAACAAAATGATAGAATTATTAAACAATTTGTTAGTGCTGATGTTTTAAGAACTAATATTTACTCTGATCTTGGATTGTCTGAAAATTCTTCCCAACTTAGGTCTATAACATGGACACCACAAAAGAAAGATTTAATTATTGACGGTACTTTTGTAAGTAAGTCTAGAGATGAACAAAATTCTGGAATAACATCTTTTACTAAAATTGCAACATATGTTGGCACATTTTCTGGAGTTAGCACTAATACAATTGGCGTTACTACAACCAGCATTTTAATTGGAGACTATGTAGAGGGTACTTATGTTGGAACAGGGGTTTCAATTGTATCAATTGGATCATCTATTATTGGGATAGGTTCTACAAGTTATTCATCTTCTCCAGTTGGAGTTAATACATCATTACTCTCATTCTACAGAAAATCATAATAAATAACATAAAATACAGATTCAAATGGCAGTAATAACTGACAAATTAAGGATAATAAATTGCTCTAATTTTGTAAGTGATATTGGGAATGGTAACTACTATACATTCATTGGATTTCCAAACGCAGATTCTCTTTATCCAAGTTGGGATTCTTCTAGACCAAATCCAACTGACAATTACTTATATTTAAATTCTTATAGAGATAATATTTTAGGTGTCAAAAAAATAACCTCATCTGATGTTATTAGAGTAATTCCAAAAATTGTTTGGTCAAGTGGTAAAAAATATGAGATGTATAGGCATGATTATAGTGTTTATAATACATCACCAGTAACGTCTTCTACAAGACTGTATGATTCTTCTTATTATGTAATGAATAGAGATTATAGAGTTTACATCTGTATCAACAATAATTCTTTACCATCTAACAATAACACTGGTGCTATCTCTACTCAAGAACCATTACATACTGATTTGACACCAAGATTAGAGTCTGATGGGTACATGTGGAAATATTTGTATACATTGTCTCCAGCAGATGTTTTGAAGTTTGACTCTACCAATTATATAAGTGTTCCAAATAATTGGGAAACTGAAGGTCTCAATGCTGAAATTGATAGAATTAGAGATAACTCAGTAGATGGAAAAATTGAAACAGTTTTAGTAGAATATAATGCAGTAAATTATCCATTCTTTGGCACATTATCTAATGTTCCCATCAGGGGGGATGGAACTGGAGCAACAGCTTCTGTAGTTTTTGATGAACAAGGAAAACCTATTAATGTAATTGTGACTAATGGTGGTAGTGGTTATACATTTGCAACCTTAGACTTAGATTCTATTTTAGCACCAATTGGAGCACAAAAAGCAATTTTTAATGTAATAATTTCCCCACCAGGAGGTCATGGTGCAAACATTTATAATGAACTTGGTGCTTTTAGGGCATTAGTTTATAGTAGAATTGAAAATGATACAATAAATCCAGATTTTATTATTGGAAATCAATTTTCAAGAGTTGGAATTATAAAGGATGTAAAATTAAATGGGAGTAATCAGGTGTTTACTCCAAACACAGGTTCTGGTGTTTATGCCTTTAGAATAAATGAAGATGCTTCTGCAGAAACATATGATTCTATAATTACTCAAACAAACACAGGAGCTATTGGAAATTTAGTTAGCTTTGATAACACAACTAAAGTATTGAGATATATTCAACCCAGAAATAATAATATTGACACTTACTCTGTCCCTCCAAATATTCAAATTGATTATCATTTTGCAGATAGTGTATCTGGAATTCAAACTGCAACACAATATACATTAAATGATTTTGATAATAGTACATTAACTATTGGAGGAAATTCATATACAATAAACACAGGGTACACTGGAAATGAAGTTGATATTGGAGGAACAATATATTATCTTGGGCAATCATTCAATGGAGGTCTATCAAATCCAGACATAAATATAAAGAGTGGTGATGTTGTTTATGTTGATAATAGGGCTTCAGTAACTCGATCATCACAACAACGAGAAGATATTAAAATCATTTTAGAATTCTAAAAAAAT